TTATCCGCGTCAGCAAGCGGATCTGTGGCAGCATAGCGCACATCAGAAATGCTGCTCTTGGTCGGCAGGTAATCGCCGTGGCTTAGTGCCTGCCAGTTCTCGCGGACGTAGAGCCGATCGCCGGGGGCGTAGGGCACGATGCAAGGCAGGCTGACGCCACCTCCATCAGCAACGAAGCGCTGCCCGGACTGCGATGCTGGGTCGGGATCGCAGTGCCAGCCATCTGCCTTCGGCGCTCCGGCGAGCAGTCGGCGTGTCTGTGTCTTCCGGCCGTCGAGCAGCGCGCGCACCATTGGTGCCGAGAAGATCACGCCTTTGTCGCTCATCACACGCCCTCCTGAATCGCATCGTTGAAATCCATGCCGGCGGGCGCACGGACGGCTTCGGCCGGGCAGCCTGCAGCGCGCCAGCCCTTCACGATCAGCTCGCCGCAGATCCGCGCGCGCTCGCTGCCGGTGATCGGCCGACGCACGATCGCCCCGCCTTTCGCTTCCACCACCAGCTCGCCGGCGAACTGTCCGGTGCGCCGATCGCGCTGGCCGCGCAGCGGGCTCATGTCGGCATCGACCAGGCCGACCACCGGCCCGCGATGCCCCGGCACCCGGAAGCATGGCCGCTCCGGATCGGGCTGCACGTTGAACAGCGGCCATACGCCGCTGCGCCACTTCGCCATGCCGCCCTGCAGATTGTCGAGGCTCAGCGTCGCGATGCCGACGTCGTCGGGCCCGGCCGCGCCGATCGCCATGCCCGAAAGGACGGTCTCGTTGCCCTCGCCCAGCCACAGCCGCGCCTGCGGCCGATACTCGCCCAGCACCACGCACCCGCGCCCGACCGGGCCCAGCATCCGCCGCTTGGGCAGCCACGGGTCCGCGTCGTCGGCTTTCGCCCAGGGCGCGCGCCGCTTCATCGTGCCGGTACCGGCCAGGTCGAGATACGTGACGTGCACCCCCACCGGTACCCATTCCAGCACTGGTGGATCGCCGAGGAACTGCGGCACCCGCACCAGCGCGACCACCGCGGGCGCATGCAGCGCCTTGCGCGGATCGCTGCCCAGCGGCCAGCTGACGCACGGACACTCGCCGAGGAAGCGAAATTGCGCGAGGCGCTCCGCGCCCAGCTGAGCTTGCGGCACGCCGCGGCCCATGAAGTACCGCCGCACCGCGCAATCGTCGCGCTGCGCGCGCTTCCAGATCCAGCGTCCCATGTCCACCGGCTCGATCGGCGTGCGCTCCGCCGCCGATCGGCGCGGTTGCGGCGCCCGCGCGCGCGTCACCGTGCCACTGGCGGCCCGGTCGTTGCCGCCCACCGTGCCGACGCCGGCCATGCGTTCGAGCTCGGCCAAGGCCTCCATGAACGGCCAGCCTTTCAGGTCCATCAGGAAGCGGAACATGTCGCCATGCCATCCGCAGCCGAAGCAATGGCCGTAGCCGTCGCCCGAATCGGCATCTTTGACCGAGAAGCTCAGCGAGGAGCTGCCGTGAAACTCGCACTTCGCCCGCCGGCGGCCGCTGCGTGCGGTCCCGGTCAGTTTCAGGTGTGCATCGATTACCGCGCCGATCGACAATCGGCGCCGCACCTCGGCCTTGCGCTCGTCGATTGTGGGATGGTCAGGCACCGCCAGCGCCTTCACCAACGTGAACTTTCTCGATCAGCTCTTCAGACTTCATGCGGGCAACGAGGATGCCGACGACAGCTATGCCTATGGCCGAACACTCGCGACCCATCCGCAAGGTCTCACTGCGAACCGACGTCCACGCACCGGTGGTTCCATCGCGGAAAACCACTCCGAAGATGGGTGTGCCTGGGGCGATGGGGCGAGACGACGTTGCCACCTCGGTCATCCTTGATCCGAAGACCCGAGCAGCGCCCGCGCCCGATCGAGCGCCTTCAGCGCGCGCGGCACGTCGACGCGCGGTCCCGCCATCGTCAACTCGCGCGCGAGCCGGGCGGCTTCCTCGACCTGCAGCGCCAGCGCGTACACCGCACAGCGCGGCGGCACGCTCGGCCCCAGGTCGTTCCACGCATCCTGAGCCGCCATCATTCGGGATCTTCGTCTTGAGGCAGGAGCTTGTGGCCGGCAGTCACGATCACCGGCGGGTGCGCAGACCCGGCGATGGCCAGGTAGACGCGCCCTCCCGTGTTGAGGATTTGCAGCTCCTCGGCCGAGGGCTCCCAGGCTGACCACATGTTGTTGCCAAGCGGGGACGGAAGGTCACGGATCATCAGATTGCCGCAATCCTCCCGGTCGACGCCGGCCGGCGGTCCGAGGTGGCGTGTCGCCTTGCTGATCGCCAGCGGCCGCATCACACCCGCACCGGCATGAGGACCTGCAACAGCGGCCCCACCTCGCCGCCGTCCTCCCAGCCCGAGATCCGCGCCGGGGCCGCGCCGTCGGCGGCCGCCAGCTGCAGCGCCACCGTGTCGCTCGCCACCGCGCCCAGCCCCTCGCGCAGGAACTTGCTGTCGAACCCGATCTCGAACGGCGGGCCGCTGAACGTGCAGGCCAGTTCCTCGCTCGCCTCGCCCAGCTCCGGCGATCGGGTCGAGATCGTCACCAGGTCGGCCTCGAGCGACAGCTTGACCGCGCGCGACTTCGTCTCCGCCAGCACCGCCACCCGCTCCACCGCCGCGGCCAGCGCCGCCCGTTCGACGATCAGCCGGTACTCGGGCGCGGACGGGATGACGCGCACGTAGTCGGGGAACGTGCCGTCGATCGCCTTGGCCAGCACTTCCACCTCCCCGTCGCCCTCGGTCGGCATGACCAAGCGCAGGCGGCTGCCGTCCGCGTTCGCCTCGATCTGCACCGCTGCGGCGGCGCCGTCGTTCGCCTTGTCCGCCTTCACCGCTGCCATCAGCAGCTTGCCCAGTACCGCCACCGTCTTGCGGCTGACGATCGCCGGCGGAAAGCTGGTGGAGCCGACCGGCCCGTCCATCGACCAGCGCGCCAGGCGATGGCCGTCGGTCGCCGCGAACAGCAGGTTCAGGTCGACCGGATGCAGGTACACGCCGTTGAGGTAATAGCGCGTCTCCTCGGTCGAGATCGCGTGGTCGACGCCGGCCAACACGTCGGCCAGCTGGCCGCACGCCATCTCGAACTCGGATGCGACCTCGAACCCGGCGATGTCGGGAAACTCCTTCGCCGGCAGCGCGGGCAGCTTCCACCGGGCCCGCCCGGCGGACACCGCGATTGGCCCGCTCCACGCCGCGCCGATCTCGCACGGCGCCTCGATCGTCACCATCGCGTCACCATCGACTTTGCCCAGCACCGCCTCGAGCGGCTTGGCCGGCAGGCACACCGTGAACGGCCGGATCGAATCGAGCCATTCTTTCGATGCCGGCCCGTCGCGATCGTCGGTGGCGCACGTGCGCACCGCCCAGTGGTCCAGGTCCGTGGCCGTCACCGTGATCCGCTGGTTGCGCACCTGCAGCAGCACGTTCGACAGGATCGGGATGGTGTTGCGCGCCTCCACGATCCCGCCCACGTCGCGCAAGGCGCCGCGCAGGGTCGAGGCACGAACGCGGGTCTTCGCCGCGCGGGTGTCGTTCGTCGTCATCGGTTCAGTCCTGCACCGAAAGCATGGCCTTGCTCGCCATGAACACGAAATGCGGCGACTGCCCGTTGGTCGGCCTCACGGGCTCGCAGCGCTCCTGCCGGAAGCTGGGGAAGTCGAGCGCGAACAAACCTTCCGCCGTCGCAGCATTGACCGTTACGGCGTAATTGCCGGCCTTGTCCCTCTTGGCCGTGAAGCCCCCCCCCGTGGGCGGCACCGCCACCCGCACTTTGCCTGCGTCCTCGCCGCTGCCGAACAGCAGCAGCACCTTCTGCGTCTCCGCGACGAGCGACACCGCCTTGGCCAGCTGCGCGCCGATCTGCAGCCGGATGTAGCGGACTTCGCGGCCGTTGCGGCTCCCCAGCTTGCGCGCCGATACCTGCACGCCCCCGGATGGAGCCTTCGCTGCACCATCTTTGGGCGGGTTCACGCACTCGATTGTTTCAAAGGCCATGTCAGGACTCCTCGCTACCGACCGTCTGCGCCGCGGCGACCTCGCCCTCGTGCAGCCCGGCCCGGACCTCATCGATCAGCACCGCCAGCTGGCGCTGCATCACGCCCGCGCGCTCGGCCTCGGCCGGGTTGCGCTCGACCATCGTTGCGCAGGCGCACCGGCGCCGTTCGAGCAGGGCGAGCACGTCCTGCCGCTCCTCGACCCGGCCCAAGGTATAGGAAGGGCCCGCGTAGTCGTCGCTCACGACACCACCGCCAGTTTCGCCAGCGCCCAGGCCGCGCCCAGGCAGGCGCCCGCCACCAGCACCGCCCACACCGCCGCGTACAGCGCCCACATCGAACCTTCCGAACGATCCTCTTCCATCTTCACAGCGCAGCCTCCGGAGTGGACCGGCCGGCCATCGGCCCGGTCAGGATGGTGACGACGCGGCGGCCCCACGGGCTGTGGTCCACCACCGCGATCTTGCCGGCCGCGACCAGGCGGCGGACCCGGTAGCTGGCAGCCAGCTTGCCGGTCAGTCCGCAGGCAGCGGCGATCTCTTCGTTGGTCGGGCACGCCTGTTCCCGCCGCACCGCGCGAACAAGGCACTCGAGCACCAGCGTCAGAGTCGACTTGCGCACCCGGCGGCGACGCACCGCACCGCGACGGGGACCGCGCGCGGCCTGGGCGAAGTCGCCGCGGCCGCGCTGGACCAGGAACCGCATTTCGCCGGCGACGCGCTTCTGCGTCGGGTGCAGCACGCCGGCGTCGACATAGGGCCGCATCGCCTGGACCAGCTCTCGCGGCGGGTTGTTGCCCCGCCCATACTCGAAAGTCTCCCCCGGAGCGGCCCGGGCGATCCTGTCGATGAAGTCGCCCCCCCGCTCCACCTCAGGCCCCGCGCAGCTGCTGGTTGATGCTGGTGAGGACCTTCAGCAGGCCGTCCATCTCGCGGGCCAGTTCCGCCTTTTGCGCCGGGAGCATCGCCTCGATCGTGCGGACCGCCGCGCCTTCGACGCCGGCGCTTTCGGCCAAGACCCGAATGACGTCGCTGCTTTCACCGGCCACTTCGGCCAGCAGCTGCGTCAGTGGAAAGCGCTCGCAGTCGTCGCCGCAGTCGAGCACCAGGTCGCCCTGGTGGCGGGCGAGCGCGCGGGTGATGTGCGGATGCCCGGGCGATCCGGCGCCCAGCGCCTCCACCTTGGCGACGATGTCGATCGGCATGAACGCGGACACATTCGGCGAACAATAGTCGGACATCTGCGACTGGCTCCGCCCCACTTCGCTGCCGACGAACTCCTGCCCGCCCGCGGCCCGCACGGCCTCCCGCGTGGCCACCTTCAAAGCCAGAACATCGGGCGCCAGGCGCACGGTACGCGCGGTCGGCATCAGTCCCCCGTCCCGATATTCGCAGCCGCAACATCGGATGACGAACCGTGCTGCACTGCGGCATCGCCACATGCATGCGCCACTCCCCCACCGGCCTCGGCCATGAAGGCCCGAACTTTCTCTTCGGTCTCGGGCCACACGCGCCGCCCCAGTCGGAGCTGGCGCACGAAGTGCCTGTCACCAAGCGCACGGTCACCTAGGGCTGTCGCGCTGATGTCCTCGTGCGTAGCAAGGAAGGCTTCGATGTCGTCGAGCAGTGCCATGCCGCATCTCTTAAGGTGTGACATTGCACACCGTCAAGGTGTGAAACATCACGACTCCCGCACCTGTCATCTTCCGTGTGATAAATCACACGTGGCAAACGACTTTGACATGAATGCTTTTCGCGCCCGCCTGAAGCGGCTGATGGAGGCGCGCGACATCAAGCGGAAGCCACTGGCCAAGGCCGCCGGCTTGGGCGAGACCGCGATCCGCGACATCTTTGACGAGACGCGTCGTGATGTGCGCGTCGGAACATTAATCCGTCTAGCGGGCTTTTTCGACATGTCAGTCGAACATCTTCTCGAAGATCCCGACCTTCGAATTGCCGGGCGAGTCGGCGCCGGTGGCCAGGTGCTGTTCGAGGCCGAAGAAGACCCCGACGCGCCGCCGGTACCGCGCCCACCCGGCGCGCACGGTCGGATCATGGCGCTAGAGGTGGTCGGTGTGTCGATGCTCCCCAAGTACGAAGACGGCGACGTGGTTTATGTGAACCGCGACATCGACGGCATTCCGACCAACGCGATCGGCGACTATTGCGCCGTACGAACGGCCGATGGGGGCACGTTCCTCAAGATCCTGTCGAAGGGCTCGAAGCCGGGGGTCTATACCCTTCGCTCGCTCAATGCGCCTGACATGGAGGACGAAGAGGTCGTATGGGCCGCCCCGGTCCTCTGGGTCCTGCAGCGGTCTGCAAGGCGGTGAAAGTCTACCCCGTCCCTGTAGTGGGCGAGGCCAAATACCAGATGGCGATCAGCCTTTGCCGCGAAGGTGAGCCGGTCCGGATATGTCACGAGACCGGCAATCCTTTCGACGAGCTTGCCCTGCGAGTCGAAACGAGTGAGGGCGAAACGATCGGCTACATCGCCAAGTCGTCTTGGCTTCGGGAGGCGATCCACGATCAGGGCCGAGGCACCGCCGCCAGCATACGATCTATCAACTCTGGCGGCGAAGGTATGCTGGGCGTCGTCCTGGACGTGACACTTACTGACGATGCGGTCCTTGATCGGCGCTACGGCGAGGAGGCGGCCGCAGATACGGGCGATGGGCCGGACATCGCGGACAAGCGCGAATCGATCCAGCGCTTGCTCCTTCAACTGGCCCGTGTCTCTAACGTGCCCATCTCGTGCGATTGCGGCCGAACATATTCCGTCGGGTTTGCGCAATTCCGAAGCGGGGTGACGGTCGGGTGTAAGGTTTGCCGCCGCTCGGATACAGTCACGGACACCCAGGCAGAGCGCATCGAGAACGAGTTTATCACAGCGGCCCGCAAGCTGCTTGCTCATGCAGATATGCCGGTCCCGCACCGCGCCGATATTCTCGGCATAGCCCGCGGCGACGGCGTGCTTAAGCACAGACCGACCACAACCGAGCGCGGGTTCATCATTCGGCTGCTAAGGAGACGTCCCCGCTAATTAGTGTGTTCTAACACACTTCGTCTGTTGACAAGGTGTGCAATATCACACTAGCAAGACCTCCGACACAGGAGGCCCCATGCTCAACGTCCCCACCCCATTCCCGCACGCCGGGTCCATCGCCTATCTCGACGACGAGATCGACGGGCGCACGGTCACCGAACAGGTGCGAATCCAGGCCGCGCCCGATGCGCTCGGCATGGTGCCCATCGCGATCCGCTCGCGCCGCTACCCGCGTGAGATCGCCAGCGGCTTCCGCCGCGTGCACATCTCCCAGCTCCGCGAAACCGAACAGCCCGCGCCCGTGGCCAAGCCGGCCCCCGCCCGCAAGTCGGCCCGCCGCAAGTGAGCGGTCCTCTCGACAACTGTCGCCGGCATGGAGACGACGCCCTCGGCGCCTGTGCAAATTGCGGCACAGTTATGCTCCAGACGGGCACGCCGCTCTTCTACAGAGTGACGGTCGAGTATTGCCGCATCGATTTGGCGTCTGTGCGCCAGCGAGCCGGATTGGCCCTGATGCTTGGCGGCGGTGGCGCGGGCATTGCGCTGTCGGGCGTCATGGGCGGGCATGCGGAACCTGTTGTCGTGCTGGCGACAGGAACGACCAACCTCTGCATGGCTTGCAGCCACCGAAGCGGAGCGGCGCTCGCCGTGATCAGCCGCGCGCTTGAAGATCGCGAAGATGGCTGACGTCAGCCTCGCCGCCATCGCCGGCGCCGAGTACACCCGCCGCCTCGCCACCGCGCGCCGGAAGCTCGCGTCCGGCGAGGTCACCGCGGCTCGCGCCGAGACCGAGATGCGCGCCTGGGCGGCGATCGCCGTCCTGTGCGGCGCCGACGTGCTCGCTGCCGAGCTGGCCGAGTACCGCCGCACCATCGTCCACTACGCCGGCGCCGGCAGCCCGGCGGTCTACGGCCACTTGCTGCCCGAGGCCGAGGCGCGCTGCGATCTCGCCCGCGACTTGTGCGGCCCCAACACCTGGGGGCCGATCCTCACCCGCGCCCGCGACGCCGCGATCGCCAAGACAGCGCCTTCGCTCAATCCCGGGCCCGAGACGATCGATCGCGCCCGCAATCTGACCATCCTCGCCCGCGCGCTCGACGTGCCGCTCACCCCGGCCAGCTGCGTGATCCCGGCACCGCAAAGAAAGGCAGCATGATGGCCGTCACCCCGCGCGAGAACGAGATCATCTCCCTGTACGAGGCCGGGCAGCCGGTCGACGCCATCGCTGCGCGCCTGCAGCTGAGCTTCGGCTACGTCAGCGGCCGCGTGCGCGAGCTGTGCCTGGGCGTCGGCGCCGACGACGGCCGCTACCGCCGCGCGATGGCGGCCGCCAGCAACGCCCTCCTCACCGCCATCCAGCGCGAGCGCGCGGCGTGACCGGCGTCGTCCACCCCATTCGCGGCGCCACGCGCGAACTCTTCGATATCAGTGGCGGGAGTGCATCATGGAACAAGACCTCAAGTTCGCCCTCGGGCAGCTCGTTCGCCTCGTGCGCAGCAACGAGGAAGGCGAAGTCATCGGCCGCGCCGAGTACACCACCAGCGAGCCCTGCTACTACGTCCGCTATCGTGCCGGCGACGACCGACAGACCGAATGCTGGTGGGGCGAATCCGCCCTGCAAGGTACCTGACCTCCGAGACCTGCAGGCCCGCTGGGACGCCGAGGCCGCCGCGCGCGAGGACGCAGCGCTGATCGCCGCGATCGATGCCGGCGCGCGCGTGGGCTGGAGGCTCCACGCCGCGCTGGTGACGGCGCTGATGTTCCTGCTCCCGGTCGCCGTCGCGTCGGGCCTGCTCCGGCTCCTCCCGTGAGCCGAACCCCACCCCCCACCCCCGCGGCGAGAGCGGCCCCGGCGCGCGGCCGATGCACCCCGATTGGGCGCGCTCCCTGCGCGACCAGTGCGCCGATGCCGGCGTGCCGTTCTTCTTCAAGCAGTGGGGCGAGTGGACGCCGATTGAAGCTGTCGGCAACGAGGATGGCGGCGTCGACTTCGTGCCGCCGGCCCCGATGACCGGGCTACTACGCTGGCAGCGCTGGCTCCGCAGCGAGTGGCGCAAGTGCGCTCGCGACGAGAGCGTCGGAGAGTGGTTCGAGCCCGGCCTGTTCATGGCGCCGGTCGGCAAGAAAGCAGCCGGCCGCCTGCTCGACGGCGTCGAACACAACGGCATGCCCGCGTGATCACCGCCGCCCTCTTCGACGTCGTCCCGATCGACGATGCCGCGCGCGACGGACGGTTCCAGCTGGTCGTCCACGGCGGCCGTTTCGCCCTGGTGCGCTTCGCCGCCGGCCGCTGGACCTTCTCCAGCGGCATGCCCTTCCCCGGCCGCCCCTCCCACTACAAGCCCCGAAAGGACTGACCTGCCATGTCCGCCACCAGTTCTCCCGACGTCCACGCTTCAGAAATCGACTTTTCCGACATCGTCGAAGGCACGATCACCACGATCCCGCTCGACCGGCTGATGCTCTCCACCCTCAACGTCCGCCGCACCGATCGCGCGGCCGACGTCGACTCGCTGGCCGAGGACATCGCCGCGCGCGGCCTCAAGCAGAACCTGGTCGTGGTCCCCGCGCACTTCGTCAGCGGCGAGCCGGCGCCGGCTCATCTCGATGGCGAGCCGCGCGCGTCGGGCGGCAAGGCGGTGTGGGAAGGCCGGTTCGAAGTCATCGCCGGCGGCCGCCGCTTCCAGGCGATGCAGCTGCTGGTCGCGCAGGAGCGCCTCTCGCCCACCTTCCCCGTGCCCTGCATGATCGAGTTCCGCGACGCCGCGGCCGAGACGTCGCTGTCGGAGAACCTGCACCGCGTCTCGATGAACCCGGCCGACGAGTTCGAAGCCTACCGCGTCATCGTCGACCAGGCGCGCCGATCGGGCAGCGATCCCGACCCGGTCGGCTACTGCGCCCGCCGCTTCGGCGTCACCGTCAAGCACGTCCAGGGACGCCTGCGCCTCGCCGCGCTCGCGCCCGAGATCCTCGACGCGCTGCGCACCAACGCGATCGGCCTGGACAGCGCCAAGGCCTACGCCGGCGTCGAGGATCATGCCCTGCAGCTGAAGGTGTTCGCCGATCACCAGAAGAACAGCTGGAAGAAGCACAATCCGTCGACCATCCGCAGCGATCTGCGCGGCAAGACGATCGCCGCCACCGACCCGGTCGTGAAGTTCGTCGGGCTCGATGCCTATGTCGAGGCCGGCGGCCGGGTCGAGGCCGAGATGTTCATGGGCAGCTGGGGCGACCAGCAGCGCGTGACCGACGTCAAGCTGGTCGAAAGACTGGCGAAGGAGAAGGCCGAGCCGCTGGTCGCACCACGCGCGAAGAAGGACGGGTTCCTGTCCGGACTGCTGGCGACCGGCGCCGGCAACGCGGCGAAGTGGCCCAAGGCGCCTGACGGCATGGTGCGGTATTACGACTACTACGAGAGCAAGCCGCCGACGAAGGCCCAGCTCAAGAAATGCGTCGCCGTCTACGCGATCGACAGCGGCGGCACCGACATCGAGAAGGTCGGCCACTATCAACCCGAGCCCAAGCGCGAAACGCTGAACCAGCGCGATTGGGAAGCCGAGCGCGCCGAGCGCGATCGCAACTGGAAGATCGAGAAGCGCGCCGCGCAGCTGGCCGTCTACGAGTTCGGCAAGTTCGCCGGCACCCCGCTCGAAGGCCGCGCGTTCTGGCCTGCCTCCAACCCCAATCTTGTTCAGGCCGATCGCGACGACGAGACCTTCGCCCTGGTCGCCATCCAGATCCGCGTGCCCGCCGATCGCATCGAGGCGAACCGAGCCGAGGCAGAGCGCCTGATCGACGAGGAAGCGGCGGCTGCAGAACGCGAGGCCCTCATTGCTGAGCTCAAGGCCGAACGTGAAGCTCAGTTGGCGGCGGCTCAGGAGCAGGACGCCGATGCCTGAGCCGCACCGTACCGCCGCGCTGCTAGCCGCCGAAGCCGCAAGCCAGGCAACCACCGAACTCCTCCGATTTCATAGGGCCGGCACGGCCTTCGCCGAGTTGGTGTTCGATGATCCGGAGCCTACGGAACGCCTGGCAGTGGCCCTGCTGCTGACAGCCAGGATCGAGCAGGATTGCCACGTCACCCAAAAGGGCGCGCATCCCGAAGACGCCGCGCGCGACCAACTTTACCGGGAAAACCTCGGCCAGCTGGCGGCCGCCTGCGCCAAGTTCCTGATCGACGAGCACGGCAAGGATTTGGCTACGCTGCCGATGATCCTAGCGGCCAAGGAGCAGGACGCGTGAGCGGCGGTCTATCCACCGCATGGGTGTTGGCTACGAGCGTGATTGCTCATGTTACGGGCCACACCCCGCTGCCGCGCGATATCGTTACGGCTGTCGCCGGTCACTGGACACTGACGGTCAACAACTCGACCGAGAACGCGTACCATGATGGATATCCGCTGGGTCGCTTCGAAGTCCGCTGTACCAGCGACAAGTTCCTCGCCTTCGGGACCTTCGGACCGGCCGGTGGCCTTATCGGCGGGTACAGCGAGGCCCAGTTCATCGAGGACATGAAAGGCCTGCTTCCGGCAGAGATCTGGGAGCCGCTGCTCACGTGACCAACCCCTTCGCCTCGCTCCCGCGCCGCGACTTCCAGCTGCTGCTCGCCGATCCGCCTTGGGCGTTCCGCACGCACTCGGGCCGCAATCGCACGCCGACCCAGAAGAAGTTCAACGAGGCCGAGGACCACTACCCGACGATGGCGATCGCCGACATGGCCGCGCTGCCCGTGTCGGCGATCGTCGCGCCCAACGCGCTGCTCGCGATGTGGGTCGTCGGCAGCCACTGCGACGCTGCGCTCGATCTCGGCCGCGCCTGGGGTTTCCGCTTCAGCACCGACCTGTTCTACTGGGCGAAGCAGAAGCTGGTGCGCGCCAACCAGCTCGACCTCTTCACCGGCGACATCGCCGAACCGCGCATCTCGATGGGCTATCACACCCGCAAGCAGCTGGAACCGTGCTGGCTCTTCGCCCGCGGCAAGGGCCTGCCCGTCCGCGCCAACGACGTGCGCCAGCTGATCGTCGCGCCCCGCGCCGAGCACAGCCGCAAGCCTGCCGAGCAGTACGACCGCCTCGCCCGCCTCTACGGGCCGCCGAGCGAGATCCGCTGCCTCGAACTCTTCAGCCGCACCCCGCGCGCCGGATGGGACGCCTGGGGCAACGAAGTCGGCAAGTTCGAGGAGGAAGTCCATGGCTGACGCCGACGCGATCTTCGCGGCCAATATGGCGCCGCACACCCGCCGCGTCGTGCTCGAGCTCGCGACCTGGGACGATGAGCGCTGCCCCTACGTGCGCGAGTTCGCCCGCGACATCGACATGCCCGTCGAGCAGGTCCGCCGCATCCTCCACCAGCTGGCCGCCGGCGGTTACGCGACCTACGGTCCGCTCTATCGCGAGGACGACGGCATGCCGATCGGCTCGAGCTATTGGCTCACCGAACGCGGCGTCGCGTTGCGCGAGCGGGTGAAGGCGGGGCAGGCCGGGTGAACGCCCCCGCGCTTCCCTCGATCCTGGAACAGGGCCGCGCGCCCGCCGAGTGGGTCCGCGTGCTCGAGGCGCGGGGAATTCCGATCTCCGAACGCACGCTGCGCGAGAAGGCCAATCGCCTCGGCGCTTGCATCAGGCTCGGTCGTGCGATGATCATCACGCCCGATCATATGGAAGCGATTCTCAAGGACGGCGATCAATGCTCGAAGTCTACCGGCGCGGCGCCACGTGGTGGGCGCGCGGCCGCATCGAATACCTCGGCAAGCCCATCAGCGAATACTACCGAGTCTCAACTGGAGCGGCTTCGGAAGCTGGCGCGCGGGACTGGTGCCGACAGGAAGAGGAGCGGCGGATCCGTCGTCACCTTGTCGGCGAGGAAAAGGCCGAGCTGACCTTCAACGACGCGCTGGCGCTCTACGAGCCCGACGCGAAGACGGCGATCTACCTGATCCCCATCGTCAAGAAGATCGGCGAAATGTTCGTGCGCGACATTTCGCCCAAGTTGGTGCGCGAGCTCGGCGCGCAGCTGATGCCGACGGCCGGCGTCGACACCTGGACCCGCCAGGTCATCACGCCGGTTCGCGCGGTAATCAACCACGCCCATGATCTCGGCCGTTGCAACCCGATCCGCGTCCGTACCTTCGACAAGGCCGAGCGGGTCGCCCAGGATCTGAAGCGCGGAAAACGCAGCCGCGTGAAGAAGACGCCGGGCAGCTGGGATTGGCTGCTGCGCTTCCGCCAGCATGCCGAGCGTCGGCACGCCGCGCTGGCGCTCTTCATGTTCTCGACCGGCGCGCGGATCAGTCAGGCGGTCGAGATGCACCCTGGCCGCCACCTCGACCTGCAGAACGGACGCGCGTGCATCCCGGCCGCGAAGGGGCACGACGATCGCTGGGTGGACATCCCTGTGGAGCTGGTTGCCGAACTGGCCAATCTGCCGACGCTCTACCCGCGCGGATGGGAGCGTAAGGCGGAGAACGCCCGGGTGTTCGGCTTCGCCGACCGCAGCAGTCCGCGCAAGGGCTGGGACGCAGCCTGCAAGGCCGCCGGCATCGAGCGCATCCCGTTCCACGCCGCCGGCCGCCACGGCTTCGGCCAGGAGATGAACGTACGCCAGGCGGTCGACGAGAAGGCCGCCGGCAGCTTCGGAGGCTGGGACGACACGGCCCTGATGCGGCGCACGTACACGCACGCCGAGGAGGCCAGCACCAAGATCCACAACGCCTGGCGCGCCGGCCTCGAAGCTGCCCAGGAAAACACCGGCATCGCCATCGGCGCGGCCACGTCTTCGTACAAGTCCCGTACACGCCGCGCCGCAAACGGAAAATTTATCAAAGCAGGATAGCGCGATAGACGATTTCGCCCCCTGCCTTCACACGGGTGGGGTCACAGGTTCAATCCCTGTCGCGCCCACCATCCCGCCCTTCGGGATGGCCGCGGTTTTCTTCTCCTCGACACTGGTTCCTGCGCTTGCGCGGCGCTGGACTGCACGGCATAGCGCCAGCGCCATGCACGACATCCGCCAGATCCGCGAAAACCCCGAGGCCTTCGACGCCGGCCTTGCCAGGCGCGGGGTCGCGCCCGTCGCTGCTGACATTCTCGCGCTAGACGAGCAGCGCCGCGCGCTCCAGACGCGCCTGCAGGAGGGGCAGAACCGTCGCAACGAGGCCTCCAAGGCGATCGGCAAGGCGATGAGCCAAGGCGATATCGCGACCGCCGAGGCACTTAAAACGGAAGTCGCCGGCTTTAAGGATGCCCTCCCTGCGCTCGAGGCAGAGGAGAAGGACCTCGGCATCCGCCTGCAGGATGCATTGGCTGGCTTGCCCAACATCCCCGCCGACGAAGTGCCGGATGGTGAGGACGAGGCAGGCAACGCCGAGGTCGCGCGCTGGGGCACGCCGCGCGAGTTCGAATTCGCGGCCAAGGAGCATGCCGATCTTGGCCCCGCGCTCGGGCTGGACTTCGAAACCGGCGCGCTGATCTCGGGCGCGCGCTTCACGTTCCTCAAGGGTCAGATGGCGCGCCTGCACCGCGCGCTCGCGCAGTTCATGCTCGACACGCAGACCGAGCAGAACGGCTATATTGAGTGCAGCGTGCCGCTGCTGGTCAAGGACGAGGCGGTCTACGGCACGGGGCAACTACCCAAGTTCGCTGAAGACCTGTTCCGCACCACCGATGGTCGCTGGCTGATCCCTACCGCCGAGGTCAGCCTGACCAACGCCGTGCGCGAGCAGATCCTCAGCCCTGAGGCGTTGCCTTTGCGGATGACTGCGCTGACGCCCTGCTTCCGCTCCGAGGCAGGCGCGGCGGGGCGCGACACGCGCGGGTTCATCCGCCAGCACCAGTTCGAGAAGGTCGAGCTCGTCACCGTCTGCAAGCCGGAGGACAGCGGGGCCGAGCACGCGCGCATGGTCGCCGTCGCCGAGGGCATCCTGCAGGCGCTCGAGCTGCCCTATCGCAAGATGCTGCTGTGCGCGGGCGACATGGGCGCGACGGCGCGGCTGACCTACGACCTCGAAGTGTGGTTGCCCGGCCAACAGGCCTATCGCGAAATCAGCTCGATTTCCAATTGCGGCGACTTCCAGGCGCGGCGGATGAACGCGCGCTACAAACCCGAGGGCTCCAAGAAGACCGAGTTCGTGCACACGCTCAACGGATCTGGCCTCGCGGTCGGGCGCACGCTGGTGGCGGTGCTGGAGAACTACCAGCAGGAGGACGGCTCGGTCCTGGTACCCGAAGCGCTCAAGCCCTGGATGGGCGAGATCGAGCGGCTGCAGCCGGCGGCGTAATCCACTCCGTTCGTGTCGAACGGGCTTTGCAGCGATGGGACAAGCATGCGCATCCTCCTGACCAATGATGACGGCATCAACGCTCCCGGCCTCTACGTGCTGGAAAAGATCGCCGCGCAGCTTTCCGACGACATCTGGATCTGCGCGCCGAGCGAGGAGCAGTCGGGCGCCGGCCACTCGCTGACGCTGACGCGGCCGGTGCGCATGCGACAGCATGCCGAGCGACGGTTCTCAGTGACCGGTACCCCCACCGACGCAGTGACGATGGGGCTCAAGAAAGTGCTGCCCGGCCCGCCCGACCTGATCCTCTCGGGCGTCAACCGTGGCGCCAACCTGGGCGATGACGTGACGTATTCGGGCACTGTCTCCGCCGCGCTCGAGGGCGCACTCGCCGGCGTGCGCTCGATCGCCTTGAGCCAGGTCTATTCGCGCGAGGGTATGGGCGACGGCATCGACTTCTCCGCGGCGGAGGAGTGGGGCGCGAAAGTGCTCGTCCCGCTACTTGACGTGCCGTTCGCGCCGCGTACGTTGGTTAACGTAAACTTCCCGCCGGTCCCCGGCAGTGAAGTTCGGGGCATCCGCGTCGCGCGCCAGGGGTTTCACGATTACGCGCGCGGTTCGGTGGTTGAGGGGATCGATCCGCGCGGCTTTTCGTACTACTGGTTCGGGCTGCACGGGATCGAGCATACGCCGGGTCACGAGACCGACCTTGAGGCGATCGCGGAAGGGCATATCTCGGTGACACCGCTGCAGCTGGACCTGACCCATGAGGCATCGCTGGCCGCGCTTGCGGACCGCTACCGAACGTGAGGCGTGCGCCCCTCCTGGCCGCCCTGCTGCTGGCGACAGTTTCGCCTGCCTGGGCTGCGCCGGCGGCGGAGGAGTCCGTTCATGTCGTGCATGACGGCGAGACGCTGAACGGGATCGCCAATCGGGCCGGCGTGAGCGCCGCTGCGATCGTCAGAGCGAACGGCTTGAAAGAGCCCTATGTCCTCAAGCTGGGGCAGAAGCTCGACATTCCGCGGACAACAAAGGCTCGGCCAGCAAAGGCGAAGCTTCCCAAGCCCACCGCGATGAAGCCTTCCGTGGCCAAGCCGGCAACTACCACGAAGACAACTGCGGCGAAGACAACTGCAGCGAAGACGGCTGCTGCTAAAGAAACTGCCGCACAGACCAGCCCTGTTCCGGCCGCTGTCGCCAACAAGGCCGCT